GGAAAAGACCACCCAGCCTCAAGGGCCAAGAGCGCAGCACGTCGGCTTCGTGGAAGAGGACAAAGGGAAAAAGAAATAGCGGCGAATGCGGTCTTTCCGCCAAGGGGCCGGTCGCCTCGGCCCCTTCCTTTTTCTTGAGGTGAATGAATGAACGCGGTGGGTATCTGTAATCTCGCCCTGGGTCACCTGGGGGACACCGCCACGGTGGCCGCGATCGATCCTCCCGACCAGTCGGTGCAGGCCCAACTGTGCGCCCGCTTCTATCCTCAAGCGCGCAATACGCTGCTGGAGATGGCGGCCTGGAATTTTGCCACCAGGCGCGTGAGCCTGGCCCTCTATCAGACCAACCCATCGACCACCTGGCTCTACGCCTATGTGCAGCCCGGGGACATGATCAGTCCTCTGGCGGTGATCGCCGCCGACGCCGCCGACGACTATTCGCAATCGTTCTACCCGCCGGTGAAATTTCCCTATCCCCAGGGCATCACCATGCCTCCCGGATTGAGCGTCTACGTTCCTCAGACTTATTCGCAGGAACGCTCGGCCGATGGCAAGACGGAGCTCATTCTCACCAATGTTGAGAACGCGGTCCTGCGCTACACCTCTTACTCCACCGACACCACCCAGTACTCATTTCTCTTCACCATGGCCTTGAGTTATCTGCTGGCATCGATGCTCGCCGGCCCCTTAATCAAGGGCACCGAGGGCGCGCAGATGTCTCAGCAGATGATGGGACTCTTTAAAGTTTGGGATTCTCAAGCTGAGGCAAGCGATGCCAATCAAAGGAAGATTGCAGCAATCCAGTCGGTTCCATGGATCGTGAAGCGCTGATGGAGGATTCGGGATGGTATTTTCGCTTGGCTTCGAGATACACCCGATGTGCTTCCTCCGCGGTGTGGTAACGGCCGAGCTCGAGCATCTTTCCATTTGCCCGAATATAGGCACGCCATCTTTTGCGCCTTTTATGCTTATGAGAGTCCCAGGACACACCGAGCAGCCCACTGCTTTTCTTAGCAGAACTAATCGTGCGCATATTTTGAAGATTGACTTGATGAGATACTTCGCGGAGATTTGCAATGCGGTTGTCAGTCTTATTCCCATTGACGTGGTCGATATCACCGCGGGGGAAGAATCCGTAAAACATCAGCCAGACAACTCTGTGGACAAGGTAGTGTCTTCCCTTAAAGCAGAATCGTCGATAGCCGCGTCCGTTCGAGCCCCTAATCTGGTATTTGCCCCTCTTGAAAACCCCGGTGAATGGGTTGTACTCGAGATCCTCGGGCAGGTCATCCACCGACCAATCATTCCTTGGCTTCGCCACAAGCTAATCCTAAAGCCAATTTCATCGGCGGGGGTTTGCTAAATGGCAAGCACTCGTACGGTGAATCGAAGTTTTGCTGGCGGCGAACTTGGCCCGGATATGTATGGACGGATAGACGATGCCAAGTATATGAGCGGTGCCGCCCTGGTACGCAACTTCATCACTCTGCCCCAGGGGCCGGCCCAGAACCGGCCAGGCTTTGAGTATGTCAACGCCACCAAGAACAATGGCATCGCGCGCCTGATTCCATTTGTCTATAACATCGAGCAAACCATGGTGATCGAACTGGGCGATCACTATGCCCGCTTTCACACCGACGCCGAAACCCTGGTCTACGATGCGACCAGTCTCCGACCGTGGATCGGTCCGGCGGGCTCGACGTCCTATACGCTCACCACGCCGACCGTCATCACCTGGACCGGAAACGGGCTATCGAACGGCGACCCCATCCGGTTCTATGTGGCCGATGGATCACTGAACCCTTTGCCCATCGGCTTGCAGGTGGGTTACACCTACACGGTCGAAATCATCGATGCCAACACGTTTCGCATCAGGGACGCGAATGGGGTCCTGGTGGGACTGTCCGCACCTCCGGGCGGGACCATCACCTATACCAATTACCCCGGCGCCAGTGCTGCTTCGGCGCACATAAACGTGGCCCCGAATCAATCCGCCAACGCCACCTCCGGAATTCTGGGAGGGCTGGCGAGCGTGCCGCTGCCGGGCGGGAATGCTTTCGTCAACGCCAGCTTTACAACCTCCGGCTATTACTCCCAGGGCGGCTGGTCAGCCCAGCTTCAGTGCTCCACAGATGGCACCACCTGGCAAACCATCTACGGCCTGGGCACCACCACCACCGCGGCGGTGAGAGTCAACGTCTCCATGGCCAATATCAATCAGCTCCAACTGCGGGTCTATGTGCAGGGGACGGCCGGGCCATCGGGGAGCATCTCCATCACCGGCGCGATTACCAGCTGGAGCGTCGACGTGCCCACCGGTGGAACGGGCGGGCCTACGGCCTCGGTCATCAGCTATCGCTATTACACCGCCGGCGATGCGGTCAGCTCCGCAGGATCGAACTGGACGGCCATGAAGACCGACAGCGGCGGGATCACCGTTCCCGGAACCAACCCCGCGATATGGGCTCCGCTTCCCGGCGATCTGACCTATGAACTGCCCACGCCCTATGCGGCCGCGGACCTGTTCGACATTCACTACGTACAGTCCGCGGATGTGATCACTCTGGTGCACCCCAACTACCCGCCGGCAGAATTGCAGCGCCTCGGGCCGGCCACCTGGACGCTGACCAACATCCCTTTCGCGCCCGCTATCCAGCCGCCGGCCAACGTAACCGTGACCCCCAGTCCGGGCTTCAAAGTACAAATCTCGTCGATCACGGGAACGCTGATTACCACCGCCACCAACCACACCCTCTCGCTCGGCGACCAGATCTACATTGACAGCCTGCACGCCAATTCGGGGGGCGACAAAAGCGGGTTCTATATCGTCTCCGAGGTCCCAGTCAACACCTCGGGAGCCCTGATCCTCAATGAACTTCGGGCGATGGATTACAACGGCGTGCAGCTGGACGCGACCAGCTGGGGCGGCGTCACCGGCGGACCTACCATCCAGCTGGCCACCAAGAGCTACGACCCCCACAGCTACTACGTGGTCACCGCCATTGCTCAGAACGGTGTCGATCAAAGCGTGATTTCGGCGCAAGCCTCGGCTCTCAATAATCTGGACGTGCCGGGCGCCTTCAATACCATCTCCTGGTCGGCGGTTGCGGGCACATTGCACTACTACATCTATAAGCAGCTCCACAGCCTGTACGGCTACATCGGCGAAACCACCGACCTGAGCTTTGTGGACAACAACATCGCCCCCGATTTCTCCATCACTCCGCCCTATTACGAGACGCTGTTCGCCAGCCCCGGAAACTTTCCCGGAGCGGTGGGCTATGCGGAGCAGAGGAAATGCTTTGCCGGGACCACCGACCAGCCGCAGAACCTGTGGATGTCCAATTCCGGAACCGAAACCACCTTCAGCTACTCCCTGCCGGTCACCGACACCGATCGTATCGCCATCGCCGTTGCTTCGCGGGAAGCCAACATCATCCGCCACATTGTGCCCATGACCGAGCTCATGCTGCTCACCTCTTCAGCGGAGATCGTCATCAAGCCGGCCAACTCCGACGTGATCACTCCCACCACCATCGCCGCCAAGCCCCAGACCTACGTGGGCGCCAACAACGTCCAGCCCTCGGTCATCAATACCGCCCTGGTGTACTGCGCCGCGCGCGGCGGCCATGTACGCGAGCTGGGCTATGCCTGGACGGTCAACGGATTCACCACCGGGGATCTTTCGCTGCGGGCGGCGCATCTGTTCGACAATCTCACCCTGGTCGACATGGCCTACATGAAGGCTCCCCGGCCCATCCTGTGGTTCGTCTCTTCGGGCGGAGATCTGCTGGGGCTGACCTACGTTCCCGAAGAGCAGATCGGGGCCTGGCATCACCACGACACCGGGGGCTACGGAAATCCCAATCTGCTGCAGAATCCCAACTTCGATCAGGGCAGCACGGGTTGGACGCTGGAGACGGGATGGTCGGTTTACGGAGGTGCGCGCCCCGATGGCAGTAGCGGCAACATGGGTGTCTATGGGGGCCCGGGGACGGCAGCCATCGTCAACAACCAATCGATTCCCTGCACGCCGGGAACTGGGATCTCAGCGTCCTGCCTGGCCCTGGGTGAACCTGGCGCGACCGGAACTGCGGTTCTCCGCATTTCATTTTTTGATGCGGCGGCTGCATTCATTTCTTCTGTGCAAAGTACCCCCGCTGTGCCCGCAAATTACATATGGGCGAATCCTTTCGTTTCTGCCACTGCGCCCGCCAGCACCGCCTATGCCACGGTGGACTTCGCGGTCTATAGCGCCGGAACCGGAGGCCGATGGTGGGTAAGTAATTTCAACGGCGGGTATTCGCCCCTGGCCGCCGGGAGCGACTCATTCGAGTCCGTAGCTTGCGTGGCTGAGGGCGGCGAAGACCGTCTTTACGCGGTCATTCGTCGATCTCTCAATGGGCAGACAGTCCGCTATGTAGAGCGCATGGCCTCGCGCATCCTGGTCGACCAGGCGCACGCCTTCTTTGTCGATGCCGGTGCCACCTACGATGGCCCGCCGGTGACTGTTATCTCCGGCCTCACCTGGCTCGAGGGGCTGGGGGTTAGCGTCCTGGCCGATGGCGCCGTCTATGAAAAGGTGCTCGTGTCCGGGGGACAGATCACCCTCGAGCATCCCGCCTCGGTGGTCACCGTGGGCATTCCCTATAACTGCGATCTGGCCACTCTTCCGCCCGTTCTCCAGGTGGACGGTTTCGGGCAAGGGCGCATGTTGAACATCAATCGCGTGTGGATGAAGGTCTACGAATCGAGCCAGATCTTGATCGGCCCAGATCCCGACCATCTCACCCCCTACAAACAGCGCACCACCGAGCCCTGGGGCTCGCCGCCGGCGCTCGTGACGGGGCAGATCGGGCCTATTGTGATTACCCCCGAATGGGGCGCCGGGACGGTGTTTATCCGCCAGCAAGACCCTCTGCCCATCACCGTGCTGGGGCTGACGATGGAGCTGAGCATAGGAGGTTAGCGTGAGCGATCTGTCGACAAACATGCCCTGGATTGTTCCCTTCGTCGCCACCGATGATGCGGCCTACTCCGGAGGCGCCTACTCCGCGCCGCCGGCCGCGCGGCCGAATCTCCTCAGTTCTTCCTGGAACGAGGTGCAGAAATTCTTCGGCATCAATGGCAAGACCACCGCCGACACCACAGGGATGAATACGGACCAGGCCGCGGCCGCCAGAACCGCTGCCACCATCCGCAACGTGGGCATGCTGGGCATGGCCTTCGGGGCCGCCAACCAGGCGGTAGGGAGCTACTACGCCGCCAAGAGTGCGCAGTACCAGACCCAGTCGCAAGCCGCCACTTACCAGTACCAGGCGGATATGAACGCCATCAACGCGCGCACCCACGAGTACGCTGCCCAGGGCATCCTCGAGGCGGGCAAAACCCAGGTCCAGCAATACACCATGCGCGCCGGCCAGGAGCAAGCGCAGACCACCGCCGAGATGGCCGGCCATGGTGTCCAGCTGGGGCAGGGGAGCGCCCGGGAGGTGTCCGCATCGCAGCAGCTCGTCAAGCAGCTGGACGTCAACCAGATGAATGCCAACACCGTGCGCGCCGCAGCCAACGAGAGGATGGGGGCCACAGAGTTTGCTAATCAGGCGGCGCTCGAGAGAGTCTCTGCCCAGAATCTAAAAGCCGGCGCAGGAACTATCAGCCCCTTCATGGGCGCCGCTGGCAGCCTGCTCAGTTCGGCCACCACCTTTGCCAGCCAGTGGGACTGGCGCCGGCGCTTGCAGATGCAGCTGGCTAATCCATCCGCCGGCCAATATCTGGCCTACTCTTATCCGGGCTATGGTGCCGCAGGAGGACTGCCCTAATGCCGCCCATGCTGGTTCCAAGTGTCGCTCCCGACCCCGGCCGTGCTCCAGATCTCCAGGGCACTCCCGTGGTGCCGATGTCAAATGCTGCGCCGCAACAGATCTCGCAGTTGGGCGAGGCCATGTCGCGAGCCGGCTCGGCGGCGTTTCAAACCGGGCAGACGATGGGCGACAAAATTCAGGACACGGTCGACGACGCCAATGTGCGCGCCGCAGAGACAGGCTTCCTCCAGAATGCCCAGGGCATCGTCACCGGCTACACCCGGCAGCTGGGCAAGAACGCCATGGATGCCTACGACCCAGCCACCCAGGCTCTCTCCAAAGCTAAGCAGGATGCCGCGGCCGGACTCACCAACCCTCTCCAGCAGAAGATGTTCAATTACGTCTCCACCGGCCATCTGATGAATTTCGGCCGGCAGATGGCGGACCACAACTTTCAGCAGACCGTCAATTTCGGGGTCAAGGAGGGCAACGATTCCGCCGACGCCCAGATGCAGGTGGCGGCCAATAACTACCCCGACTGGCAGAATCCCAACGGAAAATTCGGCCAGGCTAAGCAAGCCGCTATCGCCGAGGTCCTGCAGGCCGGTCAGCTGGCCGGCATTCCGCCCGGATCCGCGCAGTCCAGGGCTGCTATCCAGCAGAAGACCTCCGCCCTGGCTGACAACGTGCTCACCATGATGATCGGCCAGGAGCACTTCGACGAAGCTCAGCAGTACTACAACACTGCGATCGCCAACGGTGAACTCGATGACCAGATGCAGAAAAAATGGAACATCGCGATCACCGAGGGACATGGCGCCGATAAGTCCAAGGATGCCGGCGAGCAGGAAGTCCAGGGAGCCTTAGGGGCCTCCAAGGACCAGCAAAGAATCGAGCCCATTCCCGGGGGCGGGCTTACCACAGCTCCAACCGTAGGAGAGCCTGGCCGCCAGGAACCCGTGCAGGGCCCGATCACCGGCGTGATGGGAGATCCGCGGGCCGGCCATGAGCACCATGGAATCGATACCGCTGTCCCTGTAGGGACTCCGGTGAAGGCCCCTCTGGATGGCCTGGTGAGCAGGGTATGGAATGACCAGACCGGGGGCGGGCTGTCGATGGAGGTCACCTATCCGACCGGCTATAAAGAGTACTTCATGCACCTCAGCGCTCAGAATTACAAGGAAGGGCAGAAGGTAACTCAGGGCGCGATTCTGGGGCTGAGTGGACAGAGTGGAAACGCGACCGGTCCGGTACTGCACGATGCGATGAAGGATCCCGATGGGAACTGGGTAGACCCGCGCAACCCCAATCCCCCGGGGGCCAATGAGAGTCAAGCGATCTCCCAGACCCCCAAAGACCCGCTCACCTTTACCGAGCCGGCTATGCTCCAGGCAGCGCTTACAGGAGTGCGTGGGCGCACCGACCTCACTGAGCGCCAGAAGTCGATGGCCGAAGCCTACGTCGAACGTCAGTACGGGATCGCGACCAACTTGAAGCAGGGCCAGTACGAGGAAGCAAAGAAGGCCGCGGTCAATCTCTACTACCAGCAGAACGGGTCGATCGCCGGCCTGGATCCGGCCGTCAAGTCGCAGCTGACCGCGGAGGATATTTATAAGCTCAACCAGCCCATCCCCCGCAAAGACGACGAAGACACAGTACTCGACCTGCTCGCCCATCCGGAGAAGGTCATCCCCGGGACCATCGAGAAGTACCGCATGAATCTTTCCCAGGAGACCTATGAACGTTTCTTCAAGCAGGCCCAGGATAACGCCACTCCGGGCTCACCCAAAATTCTGGATGCCACACTCGACAACAACCAACTCGATACTCTCCTGGCCAAAAATTCCCAGGCCGGCCTGGTCGATCCCAAGGCCAACACGCCCGAGGCGCAGCGCAAGATCGACCTCAAGACATCGATCGATGATCAGATCGACGCCGAGCAAACCCGCCTGGGGCGCAAGCTTTCGCGTTCCGAAAAAGAAAGCATCATGACCCAGACCATCGGAGACACGGTCTATCTCCACCACACCTTCGGGAGCGATAAGCCGGTTCCCCTGGTCACGCTCAACCAGGACCAGCTGGGCAATGCCTACGTCAACGTCGGGCCCCAGAAGGTCAAGCTCGCATCCATCCCCGCCGAAGACCAGAAGATGATTCACGACGCCTGGCTCGAAACAGAGAAGGAGCACAACTGGCAGCATCGCGAACTCAGCGCGCAGGAGATGGCCACCAAGTGGGTGCAGTTGCAGCAGGCCAGAAAACCCACCGCGGGCCCGTCTGCCTGGCATTCGATGTTGCCGCCGTTTTAATCCAGGAGATGCAATGTTTGCTGGACAGACCATCGACGAGACGATGACCGATGAGGCTCCTGACGATTCTGAGCAGGCAGCCGCACCACAGACAACGCCATCCCCGCCCGCCGGCAACCCTTATAAGCAGCTCTTCGACCAGGCGCCTCCACAGGCGCCTCCGCCCTCTGCCAATCCCTACAAGGCACTTTTTGATCAGGACATCTCTCGCCAGAACCAGCAGATGATGCAATCGGTTTCGCGCGCCGCCGGCGGTGACCCTAAGGCCGCCGGCGAGGCGCAGACGCTCGCGAACCAACTCGGGGTAGGTCCGGATATCGTCAGCGCTAATCTTCCTGAAGCGCGCAAACAGGCGCAACTGAAAGCCATCGAACAGCAACAGCTCCTGCTGCGCAATCCCATCCTGGCGCGACAGCTGACCGACCCTCGATTCGCGGAGATCGCGCACGACGACACCGCCAACCTATCGGCCACCGAGAAGACCTTCCAGTGGATCAAGGGCGCCGCGCAAAGCCTCTGGGGTGGAGTCGAAGATCTGGGGGCACTGTATGTGTACGGCACTCCTCCGCCGGGAGTTTCCCAGCAGTGGGAGGCAGGACAACTGCAGCATGAAATCGGGATGCTGGGCTTCAAGGCCGGAACCGGGACCGCCACCGAAGACGACTGGGCGCGTATCAACCAGATCCAGAAACGGCTCGAGGAACTCGGGCCCGCCCAGGGGATGCTGCAGAACCTGGTCAGCATGGGCGGACAGATGAAGGATATGGGCACTGGGGCCCTCACCGCCGCGGCTCTCAGTGGCCTGGCTACCGGAGGCTTCACTGCATACGCCTCGGGCGGCCTCGCCGCGCCGGCGGTTCCGGAAGCCACCATGCTGGGAGCGTCGTTCGGCGGACAGCTCTTTGCCGCCCAGGACATCTACCGCATGACCGCGGGACAAACCTACCTGGACATGCTCAAGAAGGGCATCAACCCTCAGACCGCGGGATACGCCGCCACCGGCGTGGGCATGGCCAACACCGCCCTGATGCAGATCGGGCTCAAGATTCCAGGCAAGCCCTTCGCGGCAGCTTTCAATACCATGCTGGGAGAAAAGATCGAGCAGGCCCTGGTGCGTCCCACCTTGACCAGAGCAGCGGCCGGGGTGGCCGGCGAGTGGGCCCTGGCCTCAGCCGGAGGCGGAGCCACCATGATGGGCCAGACTCTGGTCTCGCAAATGGGCGAGGACCTGGCCAAGAGTTACGACCAGGGGCAACTGCAGACCATTCTCGATACCCCCGAAGGGCGCCAGGAGTTCGCCGGCCGGCTGGCCGATTCGTTCGTCACCGGTCTGGAGATGACCGCTATTCTGCACGGCACCGGGTCGGCTCTTAAGTTGCGAGTGGAAGCCGAGCGAGCTGCCGAGGCGCAAAGATCGGCGCAGTTCTTCACCAGCCTGGACAAGAACGCCTCCGAGTCCGAAGTCCGCAAACGCAATCCCGACGCTTACGAAAACTTCATCGCCGCCCAGGCCCAGGACTCGGGCACCGAGAACATCTACGTCGACGGCCGGCAGATGGCCCAGGTTCTCAACCAATCAGGATTGAGCGATGAAGCCATCGACCAGGCTCTTCCCAGCGTGCGCGACCAGTTGGCCCAGGCCGCGGCTACCGGCGGAGACGTGGTCATCCCCACCGCCGAGTTTGCCAAAAGCGCCGCCGGCACCGAGCTGGGCAAGGCCATGCTGCCCCACATGCGCCTCAACCCGGAAGCCATCAGTCCCGCGGAAGCGATCGAGGCGCAAAAGCAGCAAGAGCAGATGATCGCCGAAGCGCGCACGACCGCAGCCCAGCAGATGGGCGCCAACGAGGACTTCGCCAAAAGCGCGCGTGTGGTGGAAGCTAATATCTACGATCAGCTCAAGGCCACCAAGACTATGCCCGACGATGTGGCCCGCACTAATGCGCAGTTGATGCGCGACCTGGTAGTGACCTCGGCGGCCAAGCTGGGGATCACGCCAGAAGAGTTTTACCAGAGATTTCCGGTGACCATCGGGCGGGCCGGGGAAGAAGGTGCTCTGGCGCCCGAGGCGCCGGCGGAGACTCGCTACCAGCGCATATATCGGCAGCTTGCAGCCCAACATCCCGATTGGGGAGTGGCAAGACTGCAACAGGAGGCGTATTCAATAGCGGGGCCCGAAGGGGACACTCCGGTCGCCGGGGCGATGGCTCAGACTCTTGGCGTGGCAGCCGAACCGCCAGTGCCGGAAGGAATGACGCGGCTCTATCACGGCTCAGTTTCTGGCGAGACTGAAGGGCCAGCGTGGTTCTCTACCAATCGTCAATATGCCCAGAACTACCGTCCGGACGCCCAACTCCAATATGTCGATGTTCCCACCAATGAACTCGCCGATCGCTTGAATTGGGATGAAGCCACGCAAGGACCATTACACGCCGCTACCCATAATCTCGAACTGGATTCCTCTGAGACGGGGCCACGCAAAGTTATGCCCGCGGCTGGCGACACTCTCTACCAGGCCGCCAAAGAAGACGAGCCGAAGGCCGGCGCCCTAACCGAGGAGCAACGGGCCGCCAACCTGGCCGAGGATCGGAAATGGCGCAATTGGGAGCCCGAGTCCACCGCCGGAGCCGGAGCCCGGGGAGGATTCGACCCCGCTCGGCTAGCCATCACCCTGGGGCAGCATACCGACTTTTCCACTTTTGCACACGAGGCCAGTCACTACTACCTCCACGTGCTTGGGGAACTGGCCAAGACGGATGCTGCCGAAGGCCCCTTCTCCCGGGACATGGGAACCCTGCTCAAGTGGTTCGGGGTCAAAGATCTCGATACCTGGCACTCCATGTCGCTTGAGGAACAGCGCAAGTTCCACGAGCAATTCGCGTACTCCTTTGAAAAATATCTGGCTGACGGCAAGGCTCCGAGCCTCGAGCTCCAGGGGGTCTTCGATCGCTTCAAGCAGTGGATGAAGCGGGTCTATACCTCCATGCGCGACGCCGGCGCCATCTACAAGCGCGAACACGGGGAAGAGCTACCTGCCATGACCGGGGAAGTGCGCCAGGTGATGGACCGCATGCTGGCCTCCGACGAGCAAATCAAGCAAGCCGAAGCGGTGCGCAACATGGAGCCCCTGTTCGGATCGGCCCAAGAAGCCGGCATGACCCCGGAGGAGTTTGAGCGCTACAAGGAGCAGGCCGGCCAAGCTACGGATACCGCGGAGAACCAGTTGGGCTCGGCCTCGGTTCGCGATCTGCAGTGGCAATCCGATGCCCGCGGGCGGGCTCTCAAGGCGGTGCAGGCCCAGCACAATACTTTGCGCGCCGACATGAGGGAAGGGGTGGCCGAGGAGGTCACCAACTCCTCCCCCGTCTATGGTGCCGAGCATTTTCTGAAAACCGGCGAGATCCGCGAAAACGGCGAAGTGACCGGGCACGCCGCGGAACACAAGATGGATACCGATGCCGTCAAGGCTCTGCTCCAAAAAGAAGGTGAGCCGGAGCCCGACATGTCGCGCTTCCGGGGCATGACCAGGAAGGGCGGCATGGATCCCGACGATGCGGCGCAGATGATGGGCTTCACAGATGGCCGCGCCCTGGTCGAAGCGCTGAGGGATTCGCGGCCCCTGAAGGAAGAGATCGACGCCCAGACCGATCAGAGGATGGTGGAGAAATATGGCGAGGTGGCCACTCCGGAAGGCATGAGCCGGGCGGTGGAGCAAGCTGTGCACAACGAAGCCCGCGGCCGGCTGATCGCCTCCGAGTTGCGCCACTCTCTCAACTCCACCGAATCGGAACGCGTCCTGCTCAAAGCCGCGCGCGCCGCGGCGGAGCGCATCGTGGCAGGGAAGAAACTGTCCGAGCTCGATCCGCGCGCCTATGCTGCCCGCGAAGCCGCGGCCGCGCGCAAGGCCCGGGTGGCCGCCGTGCGGGGAGACAAGCAGCTGGTCATCCAGGCCAAGCGCGACCAGCTTCTCCAGCATGCCCTGGCCAAGGCGGCCATGGACGCGCGCCAGGAAGCGGAACAGAAACTCGATCGCCTGGGCAAATACGACAACCCTTCCAAGGCCATCACCAAAGCTATCGGCGCCGATCACATGGACCGCATCAACGAACTCCTGGCCGGTTACGAGCTAACCCGCCGTGAGCCCTATGGAGACCAGGCGCAGCGACAGAACATCGACGCCTGGGTGCAGTCCCAGTTTGAGAAGACCGGAGTGATGCCCGCGGTCAGTGATACCGTCACTGCCAACCTGGGCAAGATGCACTGGCGGGACATGACTATCGAGCAGCTGAGGGACCTTTCCGATGCCGTCAAATCACTCGACTATACCGGACGTCGGCAGAGCGACCTGGAGATGGAAGGAAAACGCATCACCGTCGACGAGCTGATCGCCGAGGTCCAGGATGCACTTTCCGATGTCCCCCACTCCGACCCCGTCGACGTGCGCGCTGACATGCAGTATGCGCGCGGGCTGGACAAGATCAATGCCAAGTGGCTGAAGTTCAAAAGCTGGGTGCGCTCGGCCGATTCTGCGCTGCTCAAAATGGAGCAGTTCTTCCAGTGGATCGATGCCGGCAGTAAGGCTGGACTGGAAGAAGCGAAGATTGAAGGCCCCATGTCGCGCCTGTTTCGCATGGCCACGAAAGCCGAAGGCGAAGAGCGCACCATGCGCGCCGAGTCCGCGGCCGCCATGCGCACGCTCGGCGACAGCCTTAAGGATTCCAAGATCAACCTCTACGAGGTTCTCTCTGTTCCCGAACTCGAGCGCAAGGGCCGCGGTAATCGCTGGTATCGCGGCGAACTGATCGCCATGGCTCTGAACATGGGCAACCAGGGCAATAAGGAAAAGATGCTGCTCGGCTACGGGTGGGACGAAGCCCGGGCGGTGGGCGCCATCAACCGCCTGTTGTCCAAGCCGGAGATGGATTTCGTGCAGGGAGTCTGGGACCATATCTCGAGCTACACCGACCGCGTCGTGGATCTCGAGCGCCGGCAGACCGGAGTCAGCCCCAAGATGGTCGAGCCTACTCCGCTCCTTACTAGCCACGGGCTCTATAAGGGTGGCTATTACCCGGTGGTCTACGACGCGTTTCTGGACCGCACCGCGGAGGTGAACGAGGCCCGCAATACCGACGCCCTTTTCGAGAACCAGTACAACCGGCCGGCTACCAGCAAGGGGCACACCGTCACCCGCACCGGCTACACCGGGCCCATCCTCATGGACCTGGGGGTGATCAATCGCCACCTCGACCAGGTGACCCACGATCTGGCCTGGCGGGAGCCGATCGCGGACATGAACAAAGTGCTGTCGGATCCGCGGCTGGCCGATGAGATTGACCAGACCTATGGGCGCGAATACCGCAAACAGTTCCGCCCCTGGCTGCAGGCCCTGGCCAACGACAAGGTCTTCAATACCACCGGTGACTCGGCCTGGGAGAATTTCCTCCGCAAGGCCAGATCGAATGCCACTATGGTAGGGATTGGATTCCGCCTCTCGACTATGGCGATCCATGGAACTTCGGCGTTGTCCAGTTCGATCGGCGAGATTGGGACTAAGTGGTTTACCAAGGGTGTGCTGCAGTTCTCGGGCTGGGATCGCATTCAAGAGGCGCGCGATTTTATCTACGACCGGTCCCCGGAAATGCAGCATCGGCTGGAAACCGTCGACCGCAATGTGCAGGAAGTAATCGACAGCATCAATCGCCAGGAAGCCGGGCTCTCGCCCAGCAATGCCCTCACCAAGGCCTACAATGGCGCCCGCCGCTTCTCCATGTACGGAGTCTCGATGGTGGACATGGCCTCGGCTATGCCCACCTGGATGGGTGGCTACCTCAAGGGCATGGCGCACGAGTCCGAGGGCGGTCTAAATCTTTCCGAAGCCGATGCCGTCGAGTACGCCAATCGCTCGGTGCGCAATGCCCATGGTGGGGGCGGGACGAAAGACCTTTCCGCCTTGCAGCGCGACAAGGGAATCATGTCTCTGACTACCATGTTTTACAGCTTCTGGAACCACATGTATAACCGCGAGCGGGACCTCGGAAAGGGGTGGCAAACCCAGTTCGCCGGCAAGTCAGGGACCAACAATCTTCCCCGCCTGCTGGCCCGCAGCTGGTGGTATTTCGTGGTCCCGCAGTTGGCTCACGCTCTGCTCAAGCCCAGCCCCCAGCAGGAGGATGGAACCCTCGAGGGATTCGCCAAAAAGACCGCCGAAGAAATTGGCCTCGGTTTCGTCTCCGGAGTCCCGGTGTTTCGCGACATGGCCAATGCCTACGTCAATGGGCGCGACTACACCATCTCGCCCCTGGAGCAGGGATTCAAATCGATCGTGCAGGTATTTGAGGATGCTACCAGCCTGGTCGAAGGCGAGCCGACCAAGAAGAACGCCTATCCCAATGCCGCCCAGGCCATCGGCTATACCTTCGGGATTCCCACCGCGCAGCCGGCGGCGACGGCCAAGTTTTTGTGGGACGTGGTCTCCGGAGATGCTGATCCGGAGAGCATTGCCGACTGGTATCAGGGAATTATGACCGGAAAATTAAAGCACTGAAAGGAATCAAAGCCATGTCTCCATTCTCTAAGAAACAAGTCGCGACACCCTCCATCTGGGCTACGGTGCAACACCGGAAGACGCCTATCGCGTTCGCGAAACCTTCCTCAAGTCCAAAATTTAAGGAGACGACAATGCCATTCAGTAAACGCCAGGTTGCGTGGGCCCATACGCCGGCCGGCGAAAAAGCGCTGGGCGCCAAAACAGTTGCAAAGTGGGATGCTGAAGTTAAGGGAGTAAAACTCCCCGAACGCTCCAGGGGAGCCAAGGAGAGTGATTTGAAGAAGAAGAAAAAGAGGTAACAAATCGTGGCGGAATATAATGGGGAGGCATCGGTGTGGATAGCACCGGGCAAGCCGAATCGCTGGAAGGAGCGACATCATGCCCCCTGTACAATCTTACGCCGCCATATCCCTTACGCAGGGGCAGTATGCGATTGTGGATCGGTCCAAGTTTGAGTTTCTGATGCAATGGAACTGGCAGGCGCATTGGAATGAAAAAGTGAGTAACTTTTACGCTGGTGGATGGATTTCAGGACGCCCTACCCGTGTACGCGTAAAAATGCATCGGTTCCTTTTGGGACTCAAGGCGGGAGATGGACTAATCGTGGATCACATCAATCACGATACGCTCGATAACCGGCTCTCCAATCTTCGCATCGTCACTACGTCAGAAAACGGTCTCAATAGAAAAGGACCGATGTCTAACAATCGCAGTGGCTTTGTGGGCGTTAGCTGGGACGAGCCTAGAGGAAAATGGAAGGCATATGTAGGAGTGGCTGGGGTAAAAGAATACCTAGGTCTCTTTCACACTCCGGAAGAGGCATATAGTGCTCGCGTCTCGTTCCTGAAGGAAATAAAAAGCTAGAAGAAGAGCTGATGCCCGTAAAACCCTAAACGAGCGTTACCGTGGGCGCATGACTGTCAGCTCCACGGTGCGAAAAGCAGGGCCGTTCACCGGCAACGGGTCGACGTCCACATTTCCCTTCAGTTTCAAAGTCTTCATCGACCAGGATCTGGAGGTGGTCTGGCTGCCGGCGGCCACGGGAATAGAGCACACCCTGGTGCTCGATTCCGATTACAGTGTGGCCCTGAACACCGATCAGGATTCGAGCCCAGGCGGATCGATTACCTTACTGGCCGGCCCTCTGGCCAGTGGCGATAC